GGTATTACAGTAGATGGAAATCTGTCACCAGGGACAGGTAAGAATAATGTAACTATTGATGGAGTGACATCAACATGGACAGGTATCACAAACAAACCAACATTCACACAGACAACACCAGGAAATTCTTTTCAGTTCACAGAAACTTATTCTGGTCCTGGTTTACAAAATCAAACAATCATTCAAAGAGTAACAGAGGTTACAAGCGTAACAGACACTACCTCTATCTTCTCTCAGTAATTGGTTATGGATTATTATCCCCGACTACGGCAATCGCTGAGACTGTGGGTGGTGTTAGCGCCACAGCTTCTCCTGTTGCTAATTCTTCAGGCTCTGTTACTAATCAAGCGATCCAGGTTTTACAAGGACCCTACATTACAAACACCTATGGGGCTGGGATCCAGTGTCAAGGACCAACCAGAAACTTCACTCCTTATGTAACAGGAACTGCTTCAGCATCAAAACCATATGAACCATATTATATGGATCCTGTATATGATATTAGTGATAACTTTGGTGCCTTCGATGCTGATGGAAATCCAATGGGAGATGGTATCTTAGACAATCCTGGTGATGTTCTTTTCAGAAAGAAAACTAGAACAGGACAGAAAGATAATTATAGTCTTGGTGTAGGTTTCTCTATTACATGGTCAGAACCATTAGATAAAAAGTTACAGCAGCAATGTAAAGAAGCAGCTGCTGCTAACATTGCTCTAATGCAGCAAACAGTTGCTAATAAAAGATTAGATTTTGAGATTGCTCGTCTCAAGAATTGTGGTCAGCTTATGAAGGATGGTATTATGTTCCACCCCAAGAGTCCATACTATTCTGTGTGTGCTGATGTAATGGTGAGAGATAAAAATTATATTACCCCGCATCGTCATACTATTCCTTCCCCTTCAACTTCCTCAAAGCGTGTGAGTACAAACGCTGCTGATCTTGGCGCTCCTTTACGGACAAAATCTCTGCCTTCTTCCCCCTGATAGCAGCAATCTTTTTAATAATTTTCTTAACCGTTGGTTTGACTACTTTCAATAGTAGATCTGCCAACGGTTTTGCCATGAGTGCTGATGTAGTTGCTACTACGGCAATCGATGCTGTTGTTGTTACCATGCCAGCGTTAGGTATGCTAGTAATAATTTGCTGAGGTATAGTAAGTTTCTCTGTAACCTCAATACATTTTTCACCAACTAATTCATAACCAACAATTTTTTTATTACCCTCAAGAACTTTACCAATAGGATTAATAAGTTCTTGTTCTCTTGTAGGACAAGTAATTACAACTGTTTCGGGTTTTACAGGTGGAGAAACTTTTGGTGCTTTTGGTATTTCTGGGGTTGGTTTATCTGGTGATTCTGTTTTAGGAACAGGTGCTGGTCTCGTAGGGATTAATTGTTCAGGTTCATACTGAATAGGATCATAACTAGGAACGCCAGAATCGCAAAACGTAACAGTTCCTTTCGGGTCATCAGATTTGACCTGATTATTCTTTGGATTATTTGTTTCATGTGCTTCTACACATCCAGGAATATTAACAATAGGAACACCAATATTCACCACCACTGGTGGAGCATATGGCAAAGCAGTTGAAGGGGTATTAGCTTCAAAGACTGTCACTTCAGGGATATCTAATTTACGAATTCTAATATCAGGTATTTCCATTAGTCATTAAAAAAATTCATAACAGCAGTCCAAGCAGAATGAAAGGCAACATAAAGAAAGAATTGATCGGAAGCATCTTTCTTCATTTTCTTACGATAAGCAGATTGATCCATAATAACCTCCAAGGTTTTTATTATTTAACAGGATTCATTAAATTCTCAGCAATCATTGAATACTTGACCAACTTGTGACCCTGCTTCAGATCCAATCTTCTGACCTAGGAGCAATGCCCAACCACCTGCTAACCAACCCACGTAGGGGATGCTAGCAACCGCTGGGACGGCGAGACCAGCAGCTATGCTAGTTCCTGCCATCGCACCTTGTGACCGTGCTCCAGCGTCCGCCACGATACACTCTATTTCTTTTGCAGACTTTCCCTCTTCTGTATTCACACCTCCCATATTACGGGTGCCCTGTCTAGTATATTCATCACGACGATACTCAGTTCTTTGTTCAGAACTACCACCAAACCATCCTTTCTTGGTTTTATCTACATCCAAAGATCTTTCGGATGATAAAACTTTAGGATCGTCTGCTCTGTATTCAATTTCATATCCATTTTTACCAGCTTTAATTCTGTAAGATGAATAAGGACCACGGGGAAGATTAAATGTAGGAGGTTGTTGAACTGGTTCTGGTTTCTCTTTGTTTAAAACATAACCAAGAAGTCCAATATGAGAAATGCCAACAAGAGCACCTAATACCAACGCAATAGTCTTAATTGGTGATTTAGACTTGCTCGGTACTTGCTCGGTAGGAATATAATCTTCCTTTTCGTGGTTGAATATACTCATGGTCAGAAGGGGATAGCGGGACCAGTTGTTGATGGAATAACATTGCCAGTTGCTGAAGGAATTTCAGGAACTTCTGGCATAAGACCTTCTACAATATCAGGAACAGCAGACATTACTGCTTTCTTGACTTCTTCTGTTGCTTTTGATCTAGCTTCTTCCACAAGAACTCCAGCATTCTTATAGAGATAAACCCCACCGCCAACGACGCTGAGAGATACCAGACCAGAAAGTAAAGCAATGACATTAATCAATTTTTGCATCTTTTCTTTCCTCTTTTTTAGGTTCTTCGTCTTTCTTCTTTGCTGCCTGAACCCCAAAAGTAGCTAACGTTCCTGTAAAAACGCTGGCAATAAATGTAGGATCAATTTGTTTCTGTTGTAGACCAGGAATAGTTACATAGTTAAGTGTAAGAATTGCTGCGGACCACGAAAGAATAACAACACGCACCAAAGCAGACAGACCTTCATCTGCCCAATCAAACTTTTCCTTCTTTGGCTTCTCTGTATTAGGAGTTTCTGCCATGAGGATATAGTAAGGCTCTTCTATTTATCAAAGAGTGGGCCAGTTCTGATGTGTAACTACTTCCTTCAACTCTTCAACAGTAGTGGCAGCAAGGATTGCCTCTTCTAATCTAGCACCCTCAGCATGAACTGCTGCTCTGTATTCTTCTACTTCAACAGGAACATCAACATCTCTTTCATACTTTCTGACAATATACCAGTCAGTGTTTTGTAATGATTGATTGACTATTTGCTTGGTCTGCAATACCCAACTCGTTTTCAGACCCCTACTAGTATAAGTTTTGGTCTCTGTAGTTTCATTACCTTCTTCATCAACAACAGTGTATTCTTCTGTTATTTCTTCATCTTCTAATCTCTTTGGGTTATTCTCACTCCAATAAAAACGAGTATCAAATGTTGGAGCATCTGGTGTTTCCACAATACCCAGAGCATCTCTCTCTTTCTTTGTTGAATATCTCAACCAAGACGCAGCATATCTTACCCCATCAATTTCAAATGGTTGATCTAGTTTTAGGATGATACCTTTTCCTTTGATACTAAGCATTATTTTCTCTAGGGTTTATTGATATTTATGGAAGTTATCTCGCACGAGCTAGGATGAATGGATTTTCGGCAAAAGCTGCGTATAGATAAGTGACTCCATTGCCGTTGGTTTGACCACTTGTACCTTGTCTAAGTTTAAATCCATTTGACAAGATATCAAATTGCCTGTCTACGTCATTAGGATCTTCAGCGAGGTCTAAATCAGCATAAAGTGCATTATCTGCGACATTATAATCACTTCTAGTCGTGTCAATTAATGTCCAATGACCTGCACTTAAAGACTTTACCAGTAACCACTTGGCTCTAAATCCTAGATAGACAAACGGAAAGTCGGTTGTGTTGCCAACATAGCTACCAAAGGCGCTGTAGGATTCGATCGGGGTGAAGCAGTAGGCGACGTAGGTGTTGCCATTTGTATTGACATTGTTAGCGTTGCCTTGCGTACCAGCGTTAAATCCAAATGTAGTTGAGCTTGTTAAATTAGCGATGCCACCGTTAAAGAAGTCGCTTATCGTATTGTTCGTAGATGCATTAAGCTCTAGTCGATTATTGTGATTTGACAACATAGATTCGTGACGCACATACCAACTTGGGTAGGTTTGACTGCCGCTGCGTACTTTTACAATCACCATTTTTGGTGCAACGCCTAAACCGTGTCCAACCGTCGCCCCTGCCGTTCCATTGCCTGTGTAGGTAACAATCGAGAACCCCGCAGACGGATTGGCGCGGACGGTTGAAGCGATTGATGGAACCTGAGCAAACGATGATAAGTCAGTTCCAGAGTCAATTAACAGCCCACCATCAATTTCAACGGCGTAAAGGGTGGGTTTATAAGTAGTCGATGTATTTGATCTGTATTCAAAGCTGTTCAAAGTTCCTGTAAAACCTAAATCTTGCCATCTTCTGTACGGAGACGATGTACCAGGCATACTTGTCCAAGATCCGTCATTTACTCTGTACTCATAGGTAACATCGCTGTTATTTAAGTCAAAAACATGAATTCTAATGCTGCTGTTTACAGTAATTGCCGATGCAGGTTGGAAGCGAATTGTTGAGAAACCGCCAGATGGGTTGCCAGCTTCAAATCCATTGGTCAAACTTCCATCAAACGCACTTGTGACACTAGATCCACCATATGAACCTTGAGGAGAACTTAAATCGTCACTCCAGGTGTCTGACGTGTTGTAAGCAGAGCTATTAAGGCTGCCAACAGTAACATTTGTGTTGGAATCTCCTGCGTCCCAAGCCCAGGCGACGTAAGTTTTACCAGTCCCGTTTACGCGATTGTTAGCGTCAGCACCTAAAGTGAATCCGTCAGTATTGAAAGATGTAAGACGATCGGTTACAGTTCCATCACCAGTGTCAGAATCGCTGAACAAAGCCTTGGTGCTACCGCGTACAAAATCAAATATTTGGTGTGACAAAGCATCACTTCTTGATTTGAACCAGAGCAGATCTGGACCAAATCCCAGTGTTTTAGTGTTTGTGGCATTGGTTCCGCTATAAGTCACCACATCAAAATACTCATTGCCATTCAAGATGCTAGGAGTTGGAAGGTTTGCTGTGTTCAAACTGAGATATCCTGCTGGAGCTGGATAAACAAAAGGTCTTTGTCCGAAGTTAAAAGTAGCTGCTGCGCTATTACCAGTTGTTGTTCCAAAAGCAGCGAAATATTCTAACCCAGATGTGACAGTTACTGGACTAAACGTAACCTCGACACCGTTTTTATAAACTTTAAGTTGATATGTTGAGGAATTGAAAGCGAATCCAATAACATCACCAGTTGTTGCCGTTGGAGCACTCGCTGTTGAACCATTAATATATTGATCTCCAGCACTACACCCCCAACCAAATCCACTACCAGCACCTGGATAACTCACTTCAGATATAGGAGCTATACCTGGCGTGTTATTGGTAGAAGAATTTAGTGTAACTTCCCAATACCACAATCCATTACTCAAAGATATGGTAGAAATAAGTGTTTCATTTCCTGCGGTTGTTTGCACGAAATCTAGATTGCCATTTGAAAAAGTCCCAAGACCTTCTGATTTAAGTGGATTCAACGTCGCATAATTCCCCACAACAGAACCACCAGGATCTCCACCTGTAGATGCTGTGCCGTTTGTGGGAGAATCTACGAAGTAATCACTTTGGTTGCTATCATATAAAACTTGACCGTCTACACGAATAGCATAGAATCCAGCATCGAAAGCGTTATTATCAGTTCTCTGGAAGAACATGCTATTGATAGTTCCACTACCAGAAGCAACAGTTACCCAAGCATTTGGAGCATGTTGAACAAATGATCCACTATTTACCTGAGAACGAGTTACGTTATTATTGTCATAAACTTCAACGGATGTTGTATATGGAATTGGAGTTGGTGGAGTAAATGTCAATCCACCTGTTCCTTCAGATCTTCCAACATTAAATGGCTTTGTGAATCCAGCAGTAACTGTTTTCAATCCACCAGATGTTAGAGCAGAACTAAATGCTCCAGTTAGTGTTGCGATGTTTTCTGAGATGTTCCAATCATTATTATTTCCAGAAGCATCTTTTCCAACATCTGTAGTTGACATATCAAGATGGAAAGAGTTACCAGGATATGTTCCAGTATATTCAATAGGATTCCATACACCAGTTGTAGCATCAAACTCACCGAATGCTGTTGGTGCTAATGCAGAACCATCGATGAAATTTACGTCTGCTAAGTATCCATCAAAAAAGTTAGTAGATCCATCATAAGATCCAATCCTATGAGTAGATGCTGTATTTATATGTGCTTCTACACTCGGTCCTGGCGCAGTAGTTACAGTTAGATCTTGAGAGATTCCATTAATATAAATTTTGAATCTATCAGATTCAGTAGATTGGGTAGTATCCATAGATACAACAATATGATACCAAGCCGATGAATCCCTATACAGTGCGTTAGTCTGAATTTCTAAGGAATCTACGCCACCAACACGACCAAAGCATAGTATGTAAGATGGATAATAAGCAATATAAAATCTATTGCTATTATCAGCAAATGAAGCAAAAAGCATTTGATTGTCTTGTTTTCCTCTCTTAGCCCAAGCACTCCAAGTCCAGGTGCGTCTATTTCCTGCCGAACTAAAAGCTTTACTAAAATGAGAAGATGAAGAAGCATCAAATCTCACACTATTATCAATAGTATAAGCAGCAGCTCCACCACCACCGCCACCGCCAGATGCTAGATCTCCCCAAGCAGTTCCATCATAAACTCTAATCTTACTGGTGTCTGTGTTATAGAACATATCACCAGCTTCTGCTGTTGCTGGATCGGTAGTTCCCGTAGGTAATCCGAGACGATCTGCTCTTGCTTCTACTCCTGTAGTGCCGTCTCCAACAAATACTGACATGTTTGAATTCCTAGTAATTAGACATCGGACCAAGTAGAACCATCATAGATTCTTACTTTGTTTGTATCGGTTTTATAATATACATCCCCTACATTAGCAGTAGCAGGATCTGTTGTTCCTGTAGGGAGACCTAATCTATCAGATCTCTTTTCGGTTCCAGTAGTGCCGTCACCAACAATAATTGGCATTAGCTTACCTCCTGAAGCATGAACTTATACTTCTTACCGTTCCTTCTATTTATTAGGAACAGGTCTTCCTCACCCTCTTGAATTGTGTATTGACCCCAAGTTCCATCTACATCATTAGCACTACCTTCGTTGGAGAGTTGAAGGTCAGCAGAGTAGATGTTCGCCCAACGTTTATCAGATGCTCCAAGATTTCTTGTGGCGTCTGCTTCTGGTTCAAAGTTTCCAGTTACTCTAGCACCAGTTGAAGTGGTTTCAAATTTATTGGAGTTGTCATGATAAAGAACTGCTCCACCATCAGCAACAAATACTGCCATGGTTTCGCCCGTATATTTTCTAAGACGAACAACATTTGATCGTATTTTTAGTTCGCCTGTTCCAGCATCGTCAATATAACTATCGCTACCGTCATGATAAATCTGTAAGTCATTACCAGCACCAATATTCAATATATCATTATCACCAAGATTGATGCCACCATTAGCAGTAATAGCACCAGTAACTGTGAGTGATGTGAGAGTGCCAACTGATGTGAGTGAAGATGATGTTACAGCAGCACCCAATCCCCATGCTCCAGTATCAGGTCCAAGTTGTCCGTTCTTAGCAACTAGTGTATTACCAACTCTATATTCCTTAGCAAGTGGAATGTCAAGGTGCTCTGTAGTAGTCCAAGCATCAGTAGTATTGTTCCAAGTGATACTCTTATCTGTCGTTCCCTTGACAACAATACCTGCTCCATCAGCTGAGGTATCAAATGGACCGTTAGCATTGAATACCGCACTACCAGTTGTTCCAGAAACTGGTTGATCCAAAGTAGCAGTTCTAGCAACAGGATCAAGAGCAGCAATTACAGTGCCAGCAGGGACACTAATACCAGCAGTGATGATTGAAACCTGCATACCAACAATCAATCCATCAACAGGAGTGATGTTAGTAATATTGACACTGTTGTTTGTAATAGAAGCACTGAACTGTTCCGAAGCAACTGAAGCAAGTTCAATTGTCTTATCATCTACAGTCAGCGTAGATGTATTCAGAGTGGTCGTTGTTCCATTGACTGTCAAATTACCTTCAATCGTGACAGCACCTTCGACTGTTAGATCATTTGGAACAGTTAGATTAAAGAACTGGTCTCCCTTGATCCATGTTTCAGTTCCAGATCCAATAACAAGTTGTCTATCTCCAGTAGCAGAAGGAGGAGCATAGGTAGCACTAGTAGAATCTTCTGTATCTGCTGGTCCAATGATGACGTTTCCACTGCCAGTAGAACCATAACCAGCATAGTGACCGATGAAAACGTTAGCATTATTAGTTTCTAATGTAGCACCAGCACTATTACCAACGCAAACATTTTTATCTCCACTGAGGTTTCCTAGTAGAGCATCTTTACCAACACCAACGTTCTCCAGACCGATACCAGTGTTTCTTAGAGCTCTGTATCCAATAGCAGTATTAGCAGCACCACTATTATTTGTTAGTGATGCCTCAAATCCAAGTGCCGTATTCTGAGAACCTGTTGTATTGTTCTGTAGAGCATCAAAACCAACACGGGTGTTTGAAGCAATCTCATTACCACCTCTACCAATCTTGATTGGGTTAGCAGATGTTCCACGAATTGTGATATCAGAATTTACAAAGTCTGGTGTGCCATTGACAGTGAATGTATCACCAACAACCGTATTGAATGTAACATCTTCATCAACAATTAGGTTACCTCTGAGTGTTGTATTACCACCAGAGACAGACATGTTTAGTGATGTAGCAGCACCAAAGGCATTGACTGTTGTAGCAGTGCTATTGAATACATTAAATGATGTGCTATTTGTGGTAACACTTGTAAGGAAGATTGGGTTAGTATTGAATACCAATACGCCAACACCCGTGCTATCTGTAACAATACCTCTCAACTGAGTAGAAGTTGTGGAAGCAAACACCGCAAGAGTATCAGCAGTGTAAGCAACACTACCACCATTTCTAACATCAACAGAAGAACCATCAGTTCCTGTAAATGTAATACTATTACTTGCTGTTAGTGTCTTCGCATTAGCAATAGTCAGAACACCAGATGCTGTAGGTGTAATCGTCAGACCATTGATTGTTGAAGCAGTAGCAGCACCCAAGGATGGTGATGTTAGTGTTGGAGATGTAAGTGTTTTATTTGTAAGGATTTGGACTTCGTTTTCTGTTACAAGTCTATTCGCAATAGATCCATTGTAAGTTCTCCAGTATCCACCAGTTTCATACCACTCCATTGAGCTGTATGTAAGAACTCCACCAGTAGAATTAGTTGTTCTGTTGACTGTAATACCACCATCAGCACCAACAAGGTTATTGCCCTTTCTCAGTTCAATGTTATTGTCTGCTACTTTTAGCGTAGTCGAATCAATGGTGGTTGTAGTTCCCTCAACGATCAAGTCACCACCAATCGTTACGGTAGATCCATCATCTTCAATAATGCTATTAGCAAACTGTTCGTTACCACCATCCCACTTTACTACTGTGTTATCTGTAAAGTTAGCAGAATTTTTGACAGAATACTCTGTTCCATTTGCTAAAGAAAGACCCGTTCCTGCTGATAGTAGAGCACCAGTATCAGTGTTGACGGATGAAATCTCAATCGTGCTTCCATTCTGTGAAACAGAAGTGGCACCAGAAGCAACAAAAGTAATGTCTCCTGCTTGGAATGTGCCAGAAGTTGTGCCTCTTACTCTAGTGATTGTATCACTGTCTGTTGATGAAACTGTAATTGTATTTCCGTTCTGAGTTACAGTTGTATCACCAGCACCAGTGACAGTAATATCACCAGATTGGAATGAACCAGCACCACCGCCCTTGACTCTAGTTACAGTGTTGACAGAACTAATTGTAATGTCTTTACCGCTCTGAGATAGAGTAGTAGCACCACCAGATAAGAAAGTAAAATCACCAGACTGGAGAATCTGTCCTGTTCCAGCACGCATTCTGGTGATTGTATCCACATAAGTGGAGTTGATGGTAATAGTATTACCAGTTTGTGATACTGTAGATGATCCAGTAGCAGCAATTGTTACATCACCAGATACAAGAGCACCACCAGTTGCTGACTGTAAGCGAGTTACAGTATCAGTATCTACATAACTCGAATTGATTGTGATAGCATCATTAGTTCTGGAAAGTGTTACGTTAGTTCCAGCAATCAAACTTACGTCGTCATTAACACCAGCACCAGCATTGCCACCAGATGTAAGACGAATGATCTTTTCTGTTGCTGCCAATCCATCAGTGGCAGAAATTGAATAAGTTGTATTATTATCAGGAGTTGTTACAGATCCACCAAGAGCAATAGTAGTTCCGTTGACCGTGATTCCAGAATTTACGAGAGCACTGTTTGAAATGTTGGTTAGTGTATTATTAGAACCAGAAATACTACAAGTTTCTAGTGTTTTATTAGTTAGAGTTTGTGTTTCAGTTAGATATACATCACCAGGAGAATCCCAGAGAACATTTGTTCCATCACTCTTGAGATATTTCCCAGCACCAGTGTCTCCACTGATAATAATACCGTTACCAGTCAATTCTAAATTGTCACCTGCTACAATTTCTTCAATCTTCTTTGAAACAGCATTGACAATAAGTGGAAAACGATCAGCCATTTATTTTTCCAATGGATACTAGTGCTCTGGATTATTTATGCCCCTACGAAATAATGATCTGTCCAACCATACCACCATGAAACTGACAGATGTAATAGTATGTTCCAGAGGTTACACCAGTAGTGTCCCATGTAACTGTACCAATTGATGCACCGTTGTTAGTTATTGTTCCTGTGGTAACTTGATTACCTGTCCCTGTAGTTGCAGTAGTCTTTATAAAGAATGGGTGACCAGACGCATTAACATTGAATACTAGTGTATCACCACTATTACATACTAAATTTGGATCATTTGTATTTGTATAAGAATTATCTCTATCACTACCTGTAAATGTGTAGTGAGAAGCTCCACTATTTCCTACAGTAAATGTATAGGTTTGAGATTGTGGTGCTGGTGTTGTTGGTGTTATTGAATTAAAAATTGATGGTCTTGGAAATGTTTGACCAGTTTTTCTACTTCCACTCTGCTCTAAGATATAACCAAATTCTTTTCTTGGATTTTCAACATGTAAATACCTGTTAGGACTTCCTTTGCGACATGAATTATCATCGAAAGTACCACCCCCAATATCAAATGTCATATCACCATCAATAGAATGATTTTGAAGATATCTACGAACATCATCTTGTGTAAATCTTTCCTTAGCACTAGCAAGACAAGCAGCAACACCCGTTACTTGAGGAGATGCCATACTAGTTCCTTGAATGGGATAGTAATAGTTGCCGTTGCCATATTTTTGATCCGTAAATCCTGTGTTACCATAAGAAGATAAAATATCATCACCAGGAGCAAACACATCAATAGCAGGACCAAATTGAGTGTAAGTAGATCTTCTAAATTGTGAATGATCTGACAATGCCCCTACAATAATTGATCCACTATCAGAAGTATTAGGCCACGAACCCCTATTATAATAAAGAGATTCATTTTCACCATTTCTAAATATGGTAATGTAATTATTATAATCTATATCATCAACTTCCGCTATCAATAAATTATCATTGCCAGCAGATCCAATAATTACTATACCATCATCGATTGCATCCTGTACATCAGCAGCAACAGAAGAAGACCATGATGGATAATCAGGCAATCCGAATCTCACCCCAAAATCAAATTCAATTCCAGATTCTGTCCACCCAGATGGTCCAGGATTATTTGCATCATACATCACTCCCCTATAATTTACGTTAACTAGATCTGGGAGATCTAATCTGTAAATAGTATTACCTTCACCATCAGTTCCTTTGTCTGGCATACGTCGTATGCCACCATAACTATGATTAGTAATAGTAGGGTTTTTTACTCCTGTCTCAGGATTAACTGCTTTATTTAAATGAAATGCTCTAAGGTAATCGAAGATAAGGAGAGCAGGAACTGACTGACCACTATCCCATGAATCTGTTACTGCCATATTATAGATGTTTGCTTCCGTTGCCCACCCATAATATCTACCAGCCGCAGTACCAGTAACATGTATACCATGATACTGAGATGTATTGAGATTAGGAGCATAAACAATCGCTCCTGTTGGAAGTGTTTGTCCGTCATCATCAATAGATCCAACATCAGTATTCAATTCAGTAAACCATTGATATTCAACAAATCTAGTTTGTAATGATGTAGGACTATACCATTCTTGACTATCAAAAGAAACAGGATCATCAACAATAACTACATCAACATGTCTACCATTGTTGAATACATCTACACTATCGTTAACAATTTCTGTTGCTGTTGGATCACCCCACTGAGTTTTTCGTCTCTGTACTTGATCTCCAGCACAATGAAGATGTCCCCATTGTCTTAGATTAGAATTAATTGTTGATGCTTGAGGAGCGTTTTTAAAAAAATCTCCAGAAATATTATATTCTTCGTTATTAATTACTTGACGTTTAAGTTGAAAACTATCTACTGCTTCTACACCCCAAACCCTAGGATCTTGACGGAGTTGTTCTGCCTGTTCCTCTGTCATCATATAGTGTGTGTTCCTACTAAGAGGACGCTTTAACACTAAAGGAAAGTTAGTGAGGTACATCTCATTATAAAACTGCTCCAGATCTTCTTTACTGTGAAGCGTCACAATATATTCTTTATCCATATCAAGCCTCCAGAGGGACGTATGTTAATGTAACTTGTAAACTTACTGTTGATCCGCTATTATTGACTACTTTCGCGTAAGTAGTATTTGATGCTGTCGAATTATAGCAGATTGTTCCTGGAGAAATCAACTGTGTTGTAGCAGAAGATGTGATAACTTCAGCAAGAACACCAGATCCAGGAGTAGGATCTGTTTGTTGTGATCTAGTAGAATCATTGGTTCTACTTGTAGTGTCTGTATAAAGAGTTACCCATGCAGCATGTGATGTTTCAATTTTCAGTAAAGCGTATGTTTTTGGTGTAGTGAATGTAAAATTTTGTAATCCGCCATTGCCTAAATTGACCGCCGTATATGATACTGTTTTTCTAATAGATGGAGCATCAGCAGCAACCCAATTAGTGCCATTGTATTGTAATACAGATCCAGTATCTGGAGAAGAAACAGAACAATTTCCAATGTTATTTAAAGCAGCTAGAGAACCAGAAGATCCCGTGACACTAATATTATATGTTCCAGATAACCGAGCAGAAGGCAGAGTTCCTGAGTTAATATTACTAGCATTAGTATAATATGTACCATGCTGACCATCTAAAAGATCAGCATCAAAACCATTTCCAGTACCTTGACTAAAGTTTTCCCATTTTAAATTTGATTGATTCCAAGCAAGAAAATCCCCATCAGATGGAGTTCCATGATCAACATCAGTGTGTGTATTAAGAACTCCAGTTGATGTCAGATAAGACGATAAATCTGGAGGAGTAAAAGTAAATACACCATTATTAGAATTATATGATAGGGTTCCATTACCAAAAGCAGCAGCATTAGTAGCACTAAAAACTGTTCGGTCGGTAGCAGTAGCGCCAGAACCAGCAGCAGTCCAACTCTCACCATTCCAAGAATATGTGATACCTGCTGTTACATATGTAAATGTTCCATCAGTTGCCTGCCCTGCTGTTGAGGGAAAATTGATTGCCATTTCTTAAGATGCTCCTTCCAGTTTTATTTAGAGGTTGGTAATCGTGACCATGATCTCGCCAAGAGATAGTGGGTTTTCATCCCATCTTCTTGGAGTGAATACAACACTAGCAGTTCCTCTAGCAACACCAATCGATGCTCCATTTCCAGAGACATAATTGGTGCCATCATAAGTAGCATGAACGATATAATCTGTTCTTGCTGAGTATGCTGTTGGGAATGTTAGGGTAATTTCATAATCAGTTCCACCACCTCCTGGTTGTGCTCCAGATACTGTATATCCAGTAGTTCCAGACCACGTTGGAGAAGTTCCATTTAGCGTGATACATCCAGCAGCAACAGGAACATTAGGTTGTGCTAGTGGTGGTGATGCGTCAACCCATTGAGTGCTATCAGTATCATTATAGTAAATCTTCAAGCGTCCTTTATCAGATTCCCACCAAAGATCACCAGCATTAGGAGAACCAGGAGCAGTATCAGAAATAGTTACGTTTGTATTTCCACTACCACCTGCTGGTGCTACTGGACCCCAGTTAGATCCATCCCAAGTTAATACATCATTTGTATTAGGAGCAGTAGTAGCAACATCTGCTAGTTCAGAAAGAGAAGAACCAGTGTCTAGTAGTTGTGTCCATGCGCCAGCATGAGCGAAGTATCCATGACCAGTATCATGGGCATGTGCGAACATACCGTGATATGTAGAAGCATTTACCGCCTGAAGATCTGTTAATAGAGGAAAAGCATTAGCATAAAAGATCTTACCTGTAGTAGTAATATCCCTGGTAGTTGTTGGACCTAAAATAAGAACATCATCTAATGTTTGTTGCTCTGTATATGATGTTAGATATCCTTCTTGAGCATGATCGCCCCAACCATATGCTGTATCCCAATCAGAAGAATTTGCTACTGCGGTATTAAGTTGAGTTGTTGTTGCGTATCCAGCAGAAGCATGATTTCCCCATCCATATGCAGTATTCCAATTATTAATATTTGTTTGAAGAATGCCAGATGCTACATGAGCAGAGAATACTGGATCAGTCTCTGTTGTTAAATAACCTGAAAGATCAGGTGGTGTGTATGTAAAAACACCATTTGTATTGTTATAAGATAATGCTGCTGTTCCAACTGAGTTAGTAACAACAGAAAGATCAGCAAAAACAATACCAGTAGAACCGCCAACCAAATCATTAGCAGGTTCCCAAGCACTATTTGCAGCACTCCACTTAAGAACTTGCTGATCTTGTAGTCCACCAGTAGTATCTACATTGTCTAAATCTTGAATGTTAATACCACTTACTGTACCAGATACAGAAAGATTACCAGTAATGTCTATACCAGTATCAGTAGTTTGTAATCTTACAGTTTCTGACTCGCCATCAGCATCGTGGTAGATATTTACAGAACCACCTTCTGTTGTTCCAGGAATAATTCTAATACTATTAACACTATTGATCTCAAGTCTTCCAAGTGTATTGTAGTGATAAAGACTAGAAACATTAGTGGTATCATTATGTTGTAATTGAACATCACCATTTCCAGTACCACCACCAACACCACAAACGTCTGCTCTTATACCAGCATTAGCAATAATCTTCTGAGAAGTGGTAGCACCTCTCGACATTACTGTCTGAAGAGTATCTGCTTCAGCAGTAAGATATCCTTCTTGAGCATGATCGCCCCAACTATATGCTGTGTCCCAATTAGCAGCATTTACTGTAGTAGCATAACCCTGTTGAGCATGATCACCCCAGTTATATGCTTGATTCCAAAGTGCTTCATTTGTATTGGAAGCATATCCTGATAGATCAGGCGGAGTAAAAGTAAACTCTCCGTTTGTATTATTGTATGTTAGGTTGCCATTATTACTAGGAACAACAACATTTACAGATGGTTGTGGTGGAACAATTGGTTTGTTTAAAATTTCAGAAACAGTTCCAGTAGCATTCCAATCTGCTCTAACTTGCGCTGGTGGAATAGTCGGTTGATTCGTTAAATCATTATAACTTCCACTAAAAGGTGTGGTCCAAGATAACGCAGTGCCTGTTGATGTTAGAACTTGCCCACTAGTACCAGAAGAACCTGCTACCTGAAAAGCTTTTCCAGCAGGAATATTCAATCCTTCTTTTAGTTCAATAGGAGCACTATCTCCATAATTAGCGATTTGATTCGCAAGAATTTTTGACATATTTCCAGTCCTGCAGACAGATTCTCTAGGCTAGAAGTATTTATAAAGAGCGAGTGACGGGGATCGAACCCGTGACACCAACTTGGAAGGATGGGATGTTACCGCTACACCACACTCGCAGGGTGGGAGGATGTTAACCCTCCCTAGGCTCG